GATAACAGCATCCTTTCGCCTACGGAACTTGATGTGTTCGTAGTCTATGATGTACACGTTCAATCTACCACCATGCTGTTGCATTATTCTTTCTGTGTCTAATGGTCTAATTGTGATCCTGTCCTCTTCTGGCAGTTTGGCTTGATAACCCCAAAACATGGGCCACCAGTGCAAAGGATTCAGTGAGTCATAGTTTTCCTTCATTATGAGTAGGAATATCATAGGCACTATGGTGAATGGTTCCGCCCACCATGGGATGGCATCTATGGTGAGCCAATCTATTAAGTGTATGATGCCTGTCCACACACCTAGTATTGCTACCAGTATGCCCATCATGGGCCAGAACTCCTCGTCCATGTCCGCATCCTCGAGGTGCGAGTACATCATCCGTATCTGCTGTGGACTCAGTTTCATATAAATTAATTATGTGTTTTAAAGAGCATACATACATGAAAGCAATCAAATGAACACACTATTGTTGAACGGATGCAGTTTTGGTGAATGTTGGAAACCCAGCAACGAATTTATTCTAGCACTGGGAATGGACAGATGCGTTAATATTTCCAAATCCGGGACCAGTTTCCAAAGGACGGCGAGGAGCACCATAGAGTGGATAGCCCAGAATGGCAATCCCGGTTATGTGATGATACCTATCACCTTTTCACATCGTTGGGAATTGGCTCTGAACCTGTTTGAGGACGACCTTGATGGAAGTTGGATACCCTTACAAAACTCTAACTATCTATCAGAGAAATACAATCTACAAGTCACCAACATCAACGATCTTAAGAAGCTCGTTGATCTGTACTACGGTATCATACCCAACATCAAGACCTATTGGGACAAGATGTTCACTGATATCATATTACTGTCCTCTTATTTTGATGCCAACAAAATACCATATGTCATGTGGGATATGTGTAACAATTTCCAGACAATACACGTAGAACAGTACAAGGGCTTCGAGAAAATAAATCTCATCAAACACAATCCAAACATAATTGACATCTGGACCTTTTGTGGTAACAGATACATGTGGGAAACGATGAACGAGGAGGACAAGAAAAACACCGATCCCCATGGGCATCATCACGAAAACGAACAGTACAAACATTTAGAAAAACGCATTTTACAACATATAAAGACAAATACACAGTAGACTTTTACTATAATTCTGTTACAATATAGTGTAAATACCTTAGATATGCAGAAACACACCAGAAGTTTACTAGAAGAACTCAGCTCTATGCCTCTCAAACGAGATAAGGAAGAGGTAGTGGAGAGTCGTGCTTCACACATCCTGGAGTCAGCCATCAGGCTGATGACTTACATCAGAGAAAACTTCGACCAAGACACAGCATTCAAACTGGAGAAGAAGTTCAATTCAGCACTCAAGAACATGGATGCCAGCAAGTTCACAAAAGGTGTGGCTCGTATCAAAGAGAACAGAGACGTCAAACAGAACGTGCTGAAGATCCGAGACGGCGAATACCAAGAGGACTAATCATGTTGATAGAAGATGTCCTTACAGAATTCAAGAGGACACACCTGGAACACATAGAGGACATCGTGATCACTGATGGCTACGAGGGTGGCAAGGCAGTGGTGGAATACTTCAGGGGACTACTACTAACACTCAAAGGCACAAGTTCGGAGGCAATGAGTGTGTCTGTGAAGTGGGACGGTGCTCCTGCTGTGGTGTGTGGGACCAATCCAGACAACGGCCGGTTCTTTGTTGGAACGAAATCAGTGTTCGCCAAGAACGCAAAGATCAATTACACAAAGAAAGACATCGCTAACAACCACGGTACAGACGACCTGGGACAGAAGTTATTGAAGTGCTTGGTGCATCTAAAGAAATTAAACATCCAAGGTGTAGTGCAGGGTGACCTGTTGTTCACTGATGAAGATATTATTAGAAAAAATGTAGACGGCAAACCCAACCTGACATTCACGCCCAACACAATAACATATGCAGTGCCAGAAGCCAGTGACCTGGGCAAACAGATAGACAGGGCCAAGGTGGGGATCATCTTCCACACGACCTATATTGGAGACTCCCTGGCAGACATGAACGCCAAAGGCGGAGCGGACGTGAGTTCATTCGCCAAGAGCAATGACGTGTTCTTTGACAACGCCACATACAAGGACGTTTCCGGCAGTGCCAAATTCACCGATGACGAAACAAAGCAATTCTACAACGGAATAGAGAAACTGGAAAATCTATTGAACAGTGTGCCAAGGAACCTATCAAGTGTACTGGGACAGAACCAAGACTTCATACCCATGTTCCAGATGTACATCAACGCAATGGTAAGGCAAGGACAACTGCCAAACGATGCAAACAAGTTCCTACTAGGCTTTAAGAAATTCTACAATGATAGAATGCAACAGCAGATGTCAGGACTGAAGGCACAGAAGGCCTTGCTACTGAGACAGGACAAGATGAAACAGATGCCGGTTTTCCTTAACAGGGCCAAGAAGCCACTACAGGCCATGCTGACATTTTATAGGGCGGTGCAGACCATGAAAGCATTTGTGCTCAAGAAGATGAACCAGGCACAGGCCATAGGATCATTCCAGCAGACGGACGGTGGTCTCGAAGTCACTGAGCCAGAGGGATTCGTTGCTGTGGACAAGTCAGGCAATGCTGTCAAGTTGGTAGATAGACTAGGATTCTCAAGAAGGAACCTAACCGCGATCAGCAAATTCAAGAAATAGTTCCAAGGTCTTATTAATTTCTTTCCCCAATTTTTCTTTATCAAAAAAAGTGTCAAAGTTGTGCTGTCTCAATGATTGTGTGCGTATGTAGAGGTCCTGCCAGTTCACATTTAGCAAATCCTCACATAATTTTGTGATTTTCTCTATTTTTTGGTCATTGCCTTGTTTAAGATCGTACTGCTCATCGAAATAGTTACCAAAGGTCTTGAATCCCATTTCCCTTAATTTCTGTAGGTAAAGGTAGTTGCCATGTACAACAAATATCTGTTTAGCGATAATCGGTTTCCAGATCTTTTCAGTCATGAACACATCATAATCATTGTCATTGCTTTCTGACACTATGCTGTACTTGGTGTCGTTGTAGGGCTTTTCAAAGAAATCCTGGTCCATGCCCCAGGCTGGATACTGATCAACCCACGGCAACTCATATTCCGGAGGCAGTTTTATTTCAGGCCATTTCGTGTACAGACTTTTTTCTAGAATATTGTTAGTCATCAGACTGTCAAATAACTTTTCCCTGTGTTTCCTTGGTTGTTTGTTAAGATAAAGAAAATCATATATTTTAAGGGAATGATCAAAATCAAATTTTTTGTTCTTGTGCTTATTGTACATGTAGAACCAAAACCATGCTGTGCCACCCGTCCACGTGAAATGATCGAAAGGAATTTCAGGGTAAATCTCTATCTGTTTGATATTTTCTGCTGATTCCCACGCTGTGTTCTTAATGAAGGTAAATCCCTGGCTGTACAGTAACTGGCATCTCTTTGTCAGCTCTTCATTGAATCTTGGATTACTTTTAAACTTGTTATTGTCAATCCTCGAGTCAACTATGGCGAATTTCCTGTCATACGAATCTAGGTCGTAGTTGTGTAGGTTGTAGTATTCAGATTCACATTCAAAGCTCTGCCGCGGCATGCTGTGTAGGTCTATGAAGTTTTTCACATCCTGGTTCGCTCCGGTCTTCATTAAATCTGTTAGAATAAAGTTTCGTTGCATTTGCCCTATAAATACCCGTATGTTAACACCATTTTTAAAGTATGTATCTGAGGGCAAGGTCATAAGACGGCATAGTGACTTGCAGAGATTCACTTTCCCGGAGGTTACGGAGAGGATATATCTCAGTTTCCTAGCACTGGCCCTAATGAGCCAACACAAGGACACACAAACATTCGCTAAATCATACGCTGACCAGACCATGGCCAAGGGAACGTTCGACCAGGTCAGGATGATCAACAATGACCTATCCAACATGCTGGCCATCGTGTCGGGTGATCCTGACATAACCAAGAAGCTCAAGAACAAGGACCAAGCACAGGCCATGAGACAGAGACAGCCGGTGCCAGTGATGGCACTGAGGAGATACCTAAGGACCTGGGAGAATCACTTTAAGAACCTTACACATCTAGAGAGATCTCTTAACATCACTGATGCCAACCTCAAGAATATCAGACGAGCAGTGGCCAACTACACAAAGTTAGATTCAAAGATGAAGATGCAGACCCTACACAGACTTCAACAACAATTACAGGCCAAACTGCCCAACACAGACATACTGAAGAAATTCAAGGAACTGTAATGGAAGAACCAAGAAAAATCTGCCATAGGTGCAACTGCGATCCACACTGCGATGAGCACTGTGCCAACTGCGAGAAGTGTGAGCACTGTGACTGTAACAGATGCCTAGAGAGGGCATTTTGAAAATGATCAAGTACATCTGCGAGAAGTGTGGGTGTGAACAGCACTGCAAGAGTTCATGTACAGAATGCAGGGACTGTCCAGACTGTGCATGTAAAGAATGCGATGCCAAACGAAAATAGTTACTGGGTCTACTACCTCAACCACACCGAACCAACATTCCTAGAATCCGCAGGCAACGGACAGCAGGCACAGAGAGATGCCAGTTTGAAATACGTCAAGCAATGGAGGACCGCGATCGATGTGGGCGCCAACGTGGGTGAATGGACCAGGCCCCTGTCCAAGAAGTTCGACCATGTGATCTGCTTTGAACCAAACCCCAACTTCAGGGAGTGCTTCAACAGGAACATCACAGAATCAAATGTGACACTGTATCCATATGGGTTGAGCACACATGCACACACGGCCGAACAGGGCACCAATCACACACATCTAAACTACGTGGTGGGAGACACCAAACCCAGGGAAGGCAACATAGAATGTCGATCCCTTGACAGTTTCGATCTCAGTGATGTTGACTACATCAAGATAGATGTTGATGGGTTCGAGATACCAGTGCTCCGAGGTGCACAGGAGACCCTGAAGAGAAACAATCCCGTGATCAACATCGAGATGAAGGAACGCAAGAGGCCCAAGATAGTTGAAGAATCTAGGAAAATACTGCGGAACCTGGGTTATGACCAGCATTCACGTGTGAGAAGTGACGAAGTGTGGTTGAAATCTTAATATTACAGCATAATTTACCAACTTTACCACTAAATACTTGCAACGTGATACCTGAGCGGTGTCACTGCATTTAGTAATCAGAAAAAAGGAGGATAACAAAATGCCAATTTCAGAAAACAACACTACATTCGTAGCGGCAAATGGATCACAATTAGGTAAAGAACTTGAGTTCTTAACAGTTGACGCTGGCGAAGAATTAGCGAACCACACAGGTAAAGACGGAACGCTACAAGCAATCGAACAAACGATCATGGCTTACGGTAACATCGTAGGTGCTGGTCCATTATTCGACACAAACGCTTCAAAAACATACATCGTTGAAGGTACTGACATGTTCGTTGGTGCACCAGGAACGTTTGCAGAGCAAGCCGAAGGTTCTTCTGCTTCAACTTTACTTGCGGCTATCAAAGCATTAGGTACAGTTGATTCAATCGACTTGAACGACGGTGGTACAACAGCAGTTGTTAACGACTTAGAAATGTAATAATCATTTCTAGTCCCATGACTAGTTTACCAAAGGGCGGATCATTAATTTGGTTCGCCCTTTTTTTTACGATTAAATAATCACATGCCAAATCACCTAGAATCAGCGATAAACATCATACTGAGTACAGATTCCAAACTCCGGGACAAGACACCTCGTGTGTATGCGTTGCCTGAAAAACTGCCCGAAGGTTGGGGAGAACTAAAAAGGATGAGGTACCTGGATCATGACATATCAGCAGGTAGAAACATCAAGCGTTGGCTCAAGAGAGATTACGAGGCCAGGAGACTGGTGCTACAGGAACCACCCTTCGATGAGGCCAAGGACCAGTCAGAGATCTTCACGATGGTCAGAGAACCCTATCAGAGATGGTGGTCAGGCATACGTGACTTCATGTACTTACTACCATGGTACGCTTGGTGGAAGAACGAACAGATCATGGAGCAATGGCCACACTTCCACAGGGCCACTTTCCGTATTCACGATGTGATGGAACAGATCAAACCACAGCACCTGATCAAAGTAGATGACGGCCTCAACGACAGGATCATCGCGTTCGCGAGGAAACACAGGTTGCTTTGTCTTGGCAACATACCACACGAGAGGCACATCAGACACTCAAACAAAAATATCCAGAAGTTGGAAAAGGTCGGACAGGAGGAACTACAGCAATGGCTGAAGGAAAATCCTGAGTGGCAGAAGAAACTGGATGAGTACCTGGAACCAGATTTACAGTACTGGGATCAAGTCAAAGGGCAGGACTGATGCATGAGTACAGGATCCACACACTGGTGGACATCACCAACAACGGAAACCTAAAAAAGCAATTCCCATTCACCACAGAGTCGGGGGTCAAGGTACAAGACAAGCACACACTGGCCATAGCACGAGACCAAAATTCAAACTTCAGCACCATGGTGCAACTGCTACAGATGAGGGGAAACATCACATGGGAACATCCACCACAGAAGATTGATCTGGAGATGCTGGGTTACCATGCTTTTGGATCCTATTACGAAGGTGCACACTCCACCTGGCACTTCCAGTTCTTCACAGAGCAGTCAGGAGTGTATGGAGACGTCACAGATCCAACGGCGAGCCTGGTGGAGGACTTCAGCCTCATACCCATCGTGGCCAACTGCACCAACACAGCACACCTGCCCATACACACCTTCGTCACCAAGGAGATGCAGGGCACAGACAGGCAGAAGGTGATAGGTGCATTGGCAGGTGGTGTCATAAACACGTACTTTTCATACGCCGGTCCCATCGATAAATAACAGTACATTAAGGCACAAACTTTCTAATAATAAAGGCACACAAAGGCAATGAACCAGGCACAGTTCCAGGCTATAGGGCAAGAGATCAGAGAGATCAAACAGGAATTGAGAGAGTTTATAATATTGATGAGTACAACAGAATTAGAGAAACAGAACCTTGAAGCACACGTGGACCTTTGCTCGGAGAGATACAAAGGGTTACACGACAGACTGAGTGCGATCGAAGTTCGTCTGGGCAGAATGAACGAAGAGATGACAGCAGGTCACAAGTCACAGACAAAGACAATCATAGCAACGGCGGGCACAGTGGTCGCAGGCTTACTATCTACGGTGGTAGTGATCCTGATGAAGATGCCAGGCTAAAAATTACCAATACATGTTCATACAGATAGCACCTCGGGCCAAGGTCTACGTCACAGACACGGACGTTGAATTCATCCGGGCACACGCAACAGAATCATTCAGGAGTGACCAACTGTCTATGGAGGACGCGGACAGGGCCAAGCGGTTGGCGGACAAGGCCATCTTCGTGCGTAAGAAACTTGACACCCACATGCAATATGCTTTAAATAGGAAGATAAAGTTTGTTGCCAATGACAGGAAAAAATAAATCAGAACTGGTAAAACAGATCGAGGCCTACGGGCTGAAGTCTAAACTGGCGGACCTGGCACAACGGGAACAGGCACGACAACCGTTCCGACACCTACCAAAACAGTTCTCAAAAGGCATCCTGATAGGCAACATAGCGATCGTACCCAAGAAGCACACAGGCACCAGGTACGTGTATGTTATAGCAGACATGTTGGAGGCCCAGGTACTGCACGATGACATCAACCTCAAACAGACCGCCATACTGGTGGCACACTACCTGGCCGACGGCAAGAACGTGCCCTACAACATATTGGACATTGACGCCAAACACGCCTCACAACTGTTCGACATACAGAGTGCCAAACGCATGATCCGGGAGGCACAGAAGAACAAGGACGAACAGATGGAGGACGTTTACTGGGACAGGTTAGACGTCGCTAACCGCCTAGCGGACGAGTGCAAGGCGAACATACAGCAGATCTTTAGTGACACGTTCGGAGCATAGATAATAAATAAACACAGTATGAAGAGCTTAGACCTTACAAAACCGATCACTACAGAATCATTGCTGAAAGAATTCGAATCAAGATTCAACATGACCATGGATCTTTCACAGTTCAACGAGGAAGAACTGCAGGACTACGCCAATCACGTGAGGACAAAGATACACGAGATCACACAGAACACACACTTCGGACAAGAACTTAAGGACGATGGATACCAGAAGAACCAAATGATGCTGGACATCATCAACCAAGCGATCCAGGAAAGAAAACTTGCGGAGTACGGAGGTTCATCAGATCCAATGACCAAGGTAGCATCAACGACATTATCAGCAAAGAGCAAACTTGACAAAGGTCAGGCACTTGACCAAGATGAGAAGAAGATCGTCAGCAAGATAATGACCAAAGAAGGTGTAGAAGAACAATCAGAATTAATTTTAGCCGCAAAAGACATGATGG